GTGGCACAACGCTCACGCAGTCCGCGCAGCTAGCTTCAGCAAGCGCACAGTACAACGCAACGGTCAGCGTAGTATTCAGCCTGTCTGCCCCCCTCCTGGGCAGTTCAAGCACTCAGTACAATGCCACAGTAACGCCGCAGATCGCTCTGACAGCCCCGCTGCTGTCAAGCACAAGCGCCCTATACGACGCCACAGTCAATGTAACGCGCTCGCTAAGCGCACCGCTACTTAGCAGCACAAGCGCACAGTACAACGCCACCGTCTCGGTTGTGTTCTCGCTGTCTGCCCCGCTGCTGGCTAGTTCCAGTGCGCTCTACAACCACACGATAAGCCTTGCCGGGGAGACGAACCTTGGCGCTCCGCTCCTGTCGAGTGCGAGCGTCCAATACAATGCGACGGTAACGCCGCTTTACACACTATCGGCCCCGTTGCTGACCAGTGTTAGCTTCCTATACGACGCGACTGTCTCGCCGGTCTACTCACTAAGCGCACCGCTGCTGCCAAGTGGTAGCGCGTTCTACAACCACACGGTAACGACCGCTGCGGTTACGAACCTTGACGCACCGCTGCTGGCAAGTACGAGCGCGCAATACAACGCAACGGTCACGGTGGTGGCGATTGCGGTGGGTGCGCCGCTGTTGGCGAGCGCAAGCCAACTATACGCGCATTCAATACCGGGCGAAGCGACTGCCGATAGCGGCGGCAAGGGCGGTTTCGACCCCTACTACTACAAAAAGCGCAACAAGCGCCGCGACAAGAAGAAAGACGTTGAGGCATTCGTTCGCGAGATCGAGCAGGCCCCGATTGAACAAGCGCCTGCCTTTATCCAAGAGCAGGCAGAGGAAGCACTGGAAGCCTCACGGCGCGCGCTTCGATTGGAAGAACTGGACGCCTTGCAGAAGGCGCTCAGCGAAATAAACGAGTTCTATTCTCTTGTTCGCGTCGAGGCCAAGCGCCGACGCGAGGAAGAAGAGGATGATGAACTTTTATTGCTTTCGTAAAGGTGTTGGATGCTGACGCAAGAGCGGCTGAAAGAACTGTATACGTTCGACCAAGACACAGGACACTTCAGATACTTGAGCAAGAGCCGCACACGGCGCAGGGGCGTCGGTGCCGTTGCTGGCTCGCTTTCAAAACAAATGGGATATGTTTTGGTTGGCGTTGACGGCCCGCAGTATTTGGCGCATCGGCTTGCTTGGCTCTACATGACAGGGGCTTGGCCCGATGCTGAAGTTGACCACATTGACGGCAACCGCGCGAACAACGCGTGGAGCAATTTGCGCCTAGCCTCAAGGTCGCAGAACATCGCGAACTCTGGCTTGCGAGTGACAAACACCACAGGGTTCAAGGGCGTTTTTAAGGCCCGCAAGAAGTTTAACGCAAAGATCACAGTCAATTACAAGAGTGTGAACTTAGGAAACTTCGACACTAAAGAAGAGGCAAGCGCCGCTTACAAGCGCGCGGCCCAAGCAGCATTTGGAGAATTTGCTCGCGTCTAGCGAGGAAACGAGCCGCCATCGTAAGGGCGTTCATAGCCGCCGCCGGGCTTCACCGGGCGCACTCAAGGGAACATATGACAGAGGATGACAAGCTGTCGTTCTTGGACCAACCAAGAGACGACACTGGAAGATTTGCGTCTAAACAAGATTCGCAGCCCGTGGAAGCCCCACCGCCTGCACCGGAGCCGCCTGCTGCAGAGCAGCCCGCCCCGACATCAGAACCTATGCCATCACAGCCCAGCGCACCGCCGCCGGGATACATTCCGATGGCCGCAGTTCTGGATGAGCGAGAGAAGCGCCAAAAGTACGAGCGAGAGCTTGAGGACATGCGGCGTAAATATGAGGAAGCCACGAGACGGCCACCTCAACCTTTGGACCCGATAGCAGATCCAGAGGCATTCGAACGCTCACTGAACGAACGCATTGAACGTGTTCGTTGGGACGCAATTACAAACGCCAGCCTTGTTGCCGCAACCCGGCATCATGGGCCTGAGAAAGTCAAAGCCGCCGAGGAATGGCTGCAGTCAGAACTGCAAGCTAACCCTGGCATTTGGCAAGCCATCCAACGTCAGCCGGACCCTTATGACTTCGTGGTTTCGCAGCATCAGCGGACTCTACGACTGCAGAAGATCGGTGACGAAGATCCAGAGGCATGGGCACAGAAATGGGCCGAAGCCAACGGGTACACGAAAGCCGGAACTCAGCAGCCACAGAGCGCAGGTGTCGCGGGACATCCCCCCACATCGACACTGCCAAGACCGTCACTCGCATCCGCACCAAGTGCCGGGGGTAAAACCTCGACTGCTCCGGTCGGACCTGGGGAGGCGTTCAACGCGGTGTTCAAATAGGACACCCTTAAATGGCTGAAACTAACCTTTCATCTGCTTTGGAAAAGCAGGTCTGGTCAAAAGAATATCTTGCCGAGTACGTTCGGGAGAGTGGCTTCCTGAATTATATGGGCCGGAAGAAAACCTCAGTGATCTGCACGATGTATGAACTCGCTAGCGAAGCTGGCAAGACGATCAACATCCCGCTCATCACCAAGCTCAACGCCGCTGGCGTCCGTGGATCGGGCGTTCTGGACGGTAAGGAAGAGCAGCTTGGCAACTACAACTGCGCCATCAGCGTTGATTGGCTTCGTAACGCCGTCAAGGTGCCGAAGTCCACGTCTTACAAGACGGAAATCGACCTGCTGAACGCGGGCCGTGACATGCTGAAGCTTTGGTCTGCCGACACGCTCCGTGCCGACTTGATCAAGTACATGGCGGGTCCGACTGTTACGACTTCGTCGCTTCCTGCGGTTGATATTGTGGACTCAGACGGCAACACCGTTGTGACCGCAGCAACCGAAGGCAACTACGACACGTGGGCAACCGCGAATAGCGACCGTATTCTGTACGGTGCGGCTATCTCGAACTACTCAGCGGGCGACCACTCGGCTTCGCTGGCCAATATCGACAACTCAGCCGACAAGCTGACTGTTGCCATGATCAGCCTCGCCAAGCGCATTGCCAAATCAGCTTCACCGGCGATTCGTCCGTTCCGTCTTGAAGACGGGCGCGAATACTTCGTGATGTTCGTTGGCGCTCGCGCGTTCCGCGACCTGAAGCTTGACACGGCCATGATCAATGCCAATCGCGATGCTCGCGCACGTGAAGGCAATGGCATGGACAACAACCCGCTGTTCCAGGACGGGGATCTTCTGATTGAAGGCGTCATTGTGCGCCAGATTGAGGAAATCACATCGCTGATCACGACAGCCTCCACCCGCTTCTCTTTGGGCGGCGCTGGCAACATCACGGTTGAGCCGAACTTCCTCTGCGGCCAGCAGGCGATGGGCGTTGTGTGGGGTCAGGAACCCATGCCGATCACGGACATGACGGCGGACTACAAGTTCCGTCCGGGTGTTGCGATTGAAGAGCTTCGCGGCATTGCCAAGCTGCACTTCGGAACGGGGTCCGCCTCGGCTTCGAAGCAGCAGGGCATGGTCACGGTCTACAGCGCCGGTGTGGGCGACTAACCCCAAGTGACGGCGGCTGGCCTATGGCTGGCCGCTTCCCTTTTCTCTTTTATGAGGACCATGAACAATGGCTACCTATAACTCGAAGCAATACGCCAACTCGCCGAATGCGAGCGTTGGCGCAACCCCAGGGAACACGATCTCGTTCTACTGGGAAGTTCCTATCACGACTGCACTGACGACCTCTGACGCAATCAACTTCGGTGTAGTGCCGAAGGGTTTCCGTGTTCTGTCAGGCTGTCTTGAAGCTACCGACATGGACAGCGGCACGACTCTGACGATCAACGTCGGGGATGCCGGGTCTGCGACGCGGTTCTTCTCGGCGTCGACAGTTGGTCAGGCCGGAACGGCTTCCAGCACGCTGCTGGTTGCGGGACAACATCACATTTACACGGCGGATACTGTCATTACGGCAGTAGCAGCGGCGGGACCGGCAACGACGACCGGCACGCTGATTTTCTCGCTTGTTGGCCGGTTTGAAGGCCAGCCTTCGTAATGAGTTGGAAGGGGCGGGCGATGGTTCGCCCCTTCTATTTTCTGACAAGGAGGAACTATGCGTTTCGTGTTTTTAGGCGGGGTTGAGCATGACGGGACGCCCATGCAGGCGGCTTGCACCATGTTTGGCATTCGCTTTATCGAAGGTATCCCGAAAGACGTTTTGCCGGAAAACTATGAGAATGACGCTGCTTACCAGCACGCTGTTCGCAAGTTGCGCGGCAATCAGTTCTTTCAAGAGATTAACGACGAGCCGGGAACGCTTGAGGTGCTTGAGGCCCCAAAGCCCAAGCGCGGACGCCCTGCCAAGCCTGTAGTGGCTGAAGAGGCCACGTACATTGAGGATGCTGCAGAGTGACGACGAGCAATACGGACCTTTACACGCTAGTGGCCGAGGAGCTTGCGCTCATCAGCAATGGCGAGACATTGGACGCGAACACAAGCGACATGATCTCAAGGCGCGCGTCAAAGGTCCGTGCGTGGCTCATTGAGGAATCGCTCGTCTACTGGCTAGACGACGCCATCCCCGACGCTGCTGCGCTTCCGTATGCCCAAGTCGTGGCTGGCCAGTGTGCGGAAGCCTTCGGGCGCGGGCCTAACTCTGACAACCCCTATCTGCTCGGCGAGACGGGATACCGTCTGCTAGAGCGCCATGTCTCTCAACGGTCAAGCAAAGAGCCTGTCAAGGTGGAGTTCTTCTAATGCAAATGCAATACAACGCAACACTGCCCGTTATCGCTGATAACAACGTGGTCAATGCGCAGTCCACTGCTAGAGGGGAATTGCTCGTTAAAAACAGAACGGTCACGTCAGTCACGGCGCTTGCATCGGCTGCGCGCACATCGACGCTGAACTCGGGCGACCTGATAAATGTTGACGGGCGCGGCATTCACGTAGTGCTGGACGTAACGACTGCAGGCACAGGGTCCATTACTGTTACCATTCAGGGCAAGTGCGAAGTCAGCGGCAAATACTACACGCTGCTTGCTGGTGCGGCAGTTATCACTGCTGTCACGAACGTCTACAAGGTGTTTCCCGGCGCAACGGCTTCTGCTAACGCAGTGGCCAACGATATGCTTCCCCGGACGTATCGCATTCTTGTGACGCACAACAACGCCAACAGCATCACCTATTCCGTAGGTGCGAGCATCCTGGCCTAATGCCCCGCGTCCGTATCCCCTTTGGCCGCAGTTTCAACAAGGGCCGGTCGAACGCTGCAGGTATGCAGTCTCTGGTGAACCTGTACGGTGAGCCAGTAGACGGCGAAGGGCGCACGGACTTTGTGTGCTATGGCACGCCTGCACGATCCCTATTCGCCACGATAGGCGGCGGGGAAGTGCGCGGGCAAATTACGGCGGCTGACGTTCACTACGCAGTGATCGGCACAACCTTCTACAAGGTGAACTCAGACGGTACATCGTCAAGCCTTGGGACGGTTGAGGGTGCTGGCCATGTAGACATGAGCTACAACTCAAACCAGATCGACATCGCAGCGGGGGTGAAGTCCTACTACTTCGACGTACCAACCCTGACGCTAACAGAGCATTCCGGCGGGGGATACGAGCAGGCCACGTCATGCACTTCCCTGGCGAGCTACACAATTATCGCAGTCAAGGACACGGGCCGGTTCCGCTGGCGGTTGACAAACGTCTTCACCTTCGACGCGCTCGACTTCGCCACGGCTGAAGCTGAGAGTGATAACCTTGTGGCTGTTCGTGCAGTGGCTAATGATGTGGCATTGCTCGGAACGAAAACCACGGAATGGTGGGGGCCTACGGGTGACAGCGGGGCCAATGCTTTTGCACGTACTGCCACAGCATCAGCCAACATCGGCTGCACGTCACGCGATACGGCATTAGTCGTAGATAGCGGCCTGACGTGGGTGGGCAGGGACGGGAAGGCTGGGGGCGTTTCAGTCTATCGTGCAGAGGGCTACGCCCCGCGCAAGATCAGCCCGCCTGAAGTGGATACGCTGCTGGAGTCAGTGGCGGACTTGTCCATGCTGAGCGCGTTTGCGTACCAGCAACGCGGCCATCTGTTCTACTGCCTGCAGTTGCCGGACGAATGGTCAGTCGCTTGGGACATCTCCACCAATATGTGGAGTTACAGAAAGACGGGATCGTGGCCTATGGGATCAGATCCTACGGGCGGTTGGAACGCTGAAACGTTTGCCATTAATGGAACCAAGCAGATCGTCGGCAGTTCAGACGGCAACCTGTACGAGTTGCTTGCC